CGATCCGTCAGAGTTAAATGAGGTTACGAGGCAGTTCCCTTTTACAGAGGACGAAGCCTTTAGAGATAGTATCGAGGGTAGCTTATTTAACATAGGCAAAATATATCAGCAGATAGAATATAACGATGAGCTTTTCCCAAACCCCGTAGTTAGGGGCAACTTTATATGGAAGGAGAAAGACAAAGAGGCTGTTTTTAGCGCCGATATAAACGGACGGTTTAGAATTAGTTGGTTACCACCAAACGAACAGCGTAACGTAATAAAAACCGATAGAGGTAAAAAAGTTGCGCCGTTTGCAGACAGAGGGTGTGGGGGTGTTGACTCATACGATTTAGATGCCACACTAGACGGAAGAGGGTCTAAGGGGGCATTGCATCTGTATAATAAGTTTCATATAGAAAACCCCTCGAATATGTTTGTTGTGGAGTACGCTTCGCGCCCAGATCTGGCTAAGATATTCTACGAAGACGTTTTAATGGCAGCTTTTTTTTACGGGTACCCCATCTTAGTGGAGAACAATAAATACGGTATAGTAAGATATTTTGAATCAAGGGGTTACGATGGGTATCTAATGGATCGCCCAGAGCATCTAAAAGGGGCCTCTTCTACCGCAAGCGTAAAAACTAAAGGGATACCTTCAAACTCACAGGATGTAATCCAAGCCCACGCCCATTCCATAGAGGCTTATATACATGATCATGTGGGTATAAACTACGACACTGGAGAGATGGGGAAGATGTATCTTAACGATACGATGGAGGATTGGATAGGATTTAAAATAGACAAAAGAACAAAATTTGACTTAACGATTAGCTCAGGATTGGCCCTTTTAGCGGCACAAAAATCTAAGCCTAAACCTAAAACAGACTTTACTGAACAGAAGTTCTTTAGGAGATATGATGTAATCGGATGATTCACTATATTTGCATAATATGTATGGACACGACGACGTAAACAAAAAAAATGGATTCCCCGATCCATTAGCAGATCAACAAACAAAAGAGTCCATTTCATATGGACTCCAATACGCTAAAGCTATTCATTCCCAGTGGGGGAAGATGAATGAGGCTTCATCGTTGTTTGGTAAAAGGAATAAAATATTTGAGAGGAATAGGGATTATGCCAACGGTACCCAGGACACAAGTATATATAAGCAGCTGCTTAATTCCCTCTCCCCAAACAAAGGGGACGGTAGTCTTCTAAATCTAGACTACACCCCTGTGCCTATCCTACCTAAGTTTGTTAAGGTGGTGGTAAATAAAATACTTTCCAGAGACCCATACCCAAATTTAGAATCTGTAGACCCTTTATCTTCGTCTGAGAAAAACAAGAAAAAGGAGAAGATTAAGATGCAGGTGGAGGCCAGGGAACTGCTTCAGTCTTTAAAGGAAAAAACTGGGGTTGTTTTAGATATGGACCCCGAGGAGATACCTTCTACATTAGAGGAGGCGGAGATTTTTATGGATACAAACATAAAAACTGATGCAGAGATAGCTGCGCAGATAGGGACAAACATGACCTTAGCCTGGAGTAATTTCTCCGACACAACATATAGAAGAGCTGTTAACGACTTAGTAGCTTTAGGTATGTCTGTGGTAAAGAGGAAGAACGATCCTAATAAAGGTATTAAACTTGAATACGTAGATCCTATATCTTTTGTTCATAGTCACACGGAGGATCCAAATTTTCAAGACATAGTATATGCGGGGGACGTTAAAAGAATGCCTATACATGAGTTAAAAAGATTAGTGGGGGATGAATTTACCGAAGAGGAGTTTAAGAAGATTGCCGAAAAGGTTAAGAATAAGCAAGGTAACGATACAGGGAAGCTAAGTCAAAGTCATTATGACGAAAGGTTGCAGCGTACACAATACGGGTATGATGAATACATGGTGGATGTTTTAGACTTTCAATTTGTATCTGTAGATTGTATGTATTTCGAGGAGAAAGAGAGTAGACACGGAAACAATGGGTTCTACTACAAAGGTTTTGAATATAAAGAGAAAACGGGTAGCGTATACGAGCGCACACCACATAAGATGGAAATGGCTATCGTTTATGGAGGTAGCTATGTGTTAGGTACGGACCATGTGTTTGGTTATGGGCGTCAAAAAAATGTACCTAAAAACGTACACGATATATCTGAGGCTAAACTTTCTTACTCTGTATCGGCAACGAATATGAGGCGTATGATGCCTAAATCTATGGTTGAGAGCTGTACAGGGTTTGCCGATATGCTCCAGCTTACTCATTTAAAGATTCAGCAGTCGATAGCTAAAGCTAAACCAGATGGGTTAATTATAGATATCGAAGGGTTAGAAAATGTACAGCTAGGAAAGGGAGGTGAGTTACAACCGCTGGAACTGCACGATATATACGAACAAACGGGTGTATTCTACTACAGAAGCAAGAACCCAGAAGGCGGTTTCCAAAATCCGCCAGTACGTGAGATAGGTAATACTATAAGGAATATAAACGAGCTTGTTGGTTTGTACAACCATTATATGCAGCTTATTAGAGATACTACGGGGATAAACGAAGCTATGGATGCTTCGTCACCTAAAGGTGATGCACTTGTAGGGGTTCAGCAGCAAGCTATTGCAGCGGGAAATAACGCTATATACGATATAACGAATGCATCTATGATGCTATTTAAGAGAGTGTGTCAGGATGTAGTTAAGTGTTTACAGATAATTCCTATTGAGTCGGTGCTATACAAAGTGTACACCAATGCTATTGGGGAAGAAAATATGAACGTTCTTTCTTCTTTCAAGGACCTTTCTATGTATAACTTTGGGGTTCAAGTAGTTAAGGAGATGGAAGATGAGGATAGGCAATTCCTAGAGCAGAATATCCAGATGGCACTTCAGCAACAGCAGATAGATTTAGAAGATGCTATGTCCGTTAGAGCGTTAAAGGATGTTAACCAGGCCGAAAGACTTCTTATTATACGTAGGAAGAAAAGGATGACTGAGCAACAGCAGATGGCTCAGCAAAATTCTGAACAACAAGCTCAACAGGCAGCCCAGGCTACGCAGCAGGCTTCTGAATCTAGGATGCAGGAGCTTCAGGTTCAGGCTCAAATAGACACACAGGAGATACAACTTAAAGCTCAGCTAGAGATGCAGTTAACTCAGATGAAGCATGAGTTTAATAAAGAGATAGAAACTATACGCGCCCAGGCTACCTTAGGATTTAAAGAAGACGATCAGGAGTTTAAAGAGAAACTGGATGTACTCAAAGAGGACAGAAAAGATGAGCGTCAGGTAGCCCAAGGAGATCAACAAATGGCTATGAAACAAATGGACCAACAACCTGAGGGTCAACAACAAATGATTTAATATGGCAAGGATAAATTTCGATATAGCAAAAAGATTAGATATAACGTGCCGAAGAGGAGATTCTTTTAGTTTAGAACTCACTCTTAAGGACTCAAGTGGTATACCTATAAATTTATTTGGATCTGAGGGTCCTGCAAAGTTTCATATGTTTGCTCAAACCCCTGATGGTAAGACTCTTGTTTTTGTTACTGCGGGTTCATCATCAACACAAGGTTTTAATGGAGTGACTATAACCCCAAACATTACAGATGATATAAACTCTACCACGGCGGATACCAGCGACGCTAGCTATGATGCGTCTACCGCAGCAAAAGGAATTGTAAAATTTGAAGCTACAGCTCTTGAAATGAAGCTTCTGCTTATAGACCCGTTCCCAAGTAACCTTGTATATGATATACAATATGTTGATCAAGCTGCTGCAAATCAAGTTGATTCTTCAGATAACGCAAGGACAATATTATTCGGAAACCTTTTGATAAAAGATGATATGAGTGTTGTGTCATGAATGTCACTATAACTACATCATATGGTTCTACAACCGTAACTTCCCCTACGGAAATTGCAGTTAAAGCTACGGCGCCTACAGAGATAACGGTTACTCCGACACGCCCTAGCAGGATACAGATTGAAGCAAAACTTAATTCAAAGTCTTTACGTTTATGAATACACTAAAGAAAAATAAAGGGGGGAAGCTTACTATCTCCGATAAGAAGGTAGAAGTAGCCCCTCCCAAGGGCTACCACTGGATGGAGGATCGTGGTAGGTATTTTCTTATGAAAGGAGATTATGCACCGCATCCAGGCGCAGTAGAAAAAGCAAAGTTTAAAACAGCAAACCATGGCAAGTAAAAAAAGACCAGGCCTATGGGCTAATATAAGGGCAAAGAAAAAAAGAGGGGAGTCGCCAGCTAAACCAGGTGAAAAAGGCTATCCGTCAAAAAAATCGTGGAAGAAGGTTACGTCTCTTGGTTACGGGGGTAAGGTCAAAGTAGTTAAAAAAAAGAAACGTAAATAATAACTATATTTGCATATAAACAAAATTAAAAA